AAAAAAAAAAAAATAAACTTAAAAGCAAAATTTTCTTCAATGTTTAATAATTCAAGTGTTTGGATTTCTTATCCAACAAAAACGAATTAATTTTTTTTTATTTAATTTATTTTTTTTTAATTTATTTTTAATAAAAAAAAAATATTTAATATATTATATAATAAAAAAAATGATGAAATATTTAGTAGAATTTATTGGCACTTTTATTTTTCTTTCTGTAATTTTAACAACAGGACAAGCAATACCTATTGTTGTTGCTCTTTTAACAGCTATTCATTTTGGCGGACATATTTCAGGTGGTCATTTTAACCCTGCTGTTTCAACAATGATGACACTTAAAGGTGATTTAAGTCAAGGTGATTTACCATTTTATGTTTTAGCACAAGTTGCTGGCGGAGTTGCTGCTTATGGCTTTTTAAACAAATGAAAGCTGCTAAAAAATAAATTAAAAATTATTTTTAGCTTTTTTTGTTAATTATTGGTTTTTAAAAATTGTTACTTTTTTTTAAAAACACTATTTTTTTTCTTTTAACTTTTCTATTTTTTTTTTATAATAATTTGAGATTATAAAAATAACTATAATAATAATTAATATATTACTAAAACTAAAAGTTTTTTTAAATATTTCAATACATAAAATAAAAAATAGTAAAATTAAAACAAATAATATTAAATATTTAAATTTATGAAGATTAATTCCAAATTTTTTATGAATATTATCAAAAATATATAAAATTAACTTATTTAACTTATTTAAATTATTTATATTCATTTTTATATATATTATATATATAATGTTATATTATTATTATTTATCAATAATTATAATATTGTTAATAATTTTAAACAATAATAAATTTAAATTAAATAAAAATGTATTTAATACAATAAATTTTCTAAAAAAAAAAGATGTTAAAAATATTATTTTTTCTTATTTAAATAAACTAAATTTATTTGAATTACAACATAAAACAAAAGTATATAATAAAAATAATTTTTTTTTGAAAAATATATATTTTAATAGAATTATTGAATTTAATAATTCTGAAAAAAAGATTTTAAAAAGTATAGTTAAAAGTATAAATAAAAAATTACAAATAAATTTTAAATGGAATATTGTAAAATGTATAAATATAGAATTTAATTTTCCTTTTACATTACATAATACAATATTTTTACCAAATATTTTAGCACAAAATTTAAAAAATAATTTTAAATTTAGAGAATTATTATTACATGAACAATTACATATAATTCAAAGATTTAATAAAAAATATTTTAATAATATTTATATTAAAAAATATAAATTAATAAAATCAAAAATAATATTTAATAATTTAATACTAAAACATAAAATTTCAAATCCTGATGGGATGTCAAATTGGATATTTAAAGAAAATAATAAATATTATTTTCCAATAATGTTATATTTAAAGAAAAAAATAAACACAAATTTTTGTATAGAGGTTATTCATTTAAAAAATAATATTTTTCAGATTTTTAATAATAAACTTTATAAAATAAAAAATTTCAAATTTTCAAAAAAATTTAAAATTTATAAATCCCTATATCATCCAAATGAATTATTTGTAGATAATTATTTATTATTAATAAAAGAAAAATTAATTTAAATTATATTAATCAAAATTAATCACAACAATATTTAAATTTTTAATATTTTTTTTTGAATCTATTAAATTATAATTTAAAGGATTAATAGATTTTAAATAATAAAGATTATATTTTTCACCATTTGAATATTTTTCTTGAGAATTTAATTTATAACCAAAATTTTTAATACATTGTCTTAAAATAGTCAAACTTTTTTTATATGTTATATTATTTAAATATATTTTAGCCTTACAGGGTATATAATATTTTTTAAGTTCTTTTTTTATTTTCTTTATATTTTCTAAAACATTCAAAATTTTTATTTTTTTAAAAGTTATTTTTTGTTTATCATTAAAATCGTTAAGTCCAAAACATTTTAATAAATTTATTACTAAATGTCGTGGTATTTTTCTTTTAAATAATTGATTTCTCTTCATTACTTACTTAATATAATAATATATATTTTTTATTTTATAAATTTAATTTTCATAATAATATTCTTTTAAAAGTCTTACAGCAGTTTTTAAATCAATATTAGTATTAGTATCACCACCCTTTTGATTTTTTACAACTTTGTTGCCCCACCATAAATTAAATGAAGAAACAATATTTTTTTTTAAATGAACTTTTTTATTTCCACCTTTTTTATTTCCACCTTTTTTAATTATTCTCCATATTTCTTGTTTATTTTCATTCATAACAAAACCAGCAATTAAATTATTATTTAATTTTTTTTTACCTCTTATAATATCTTTTTCACTATAATTCATTTTAATATATATATAATCAAGAAAAAATTTTGATTAAATTAATTTAAGTTTAAATTTTTAATTTTAGAAAAATTTATATTTGGTAATTTTGGAAAACATTCATGGTACCAAAATTTATTTTCAAATTCGATTTTAAATTTAATTGGATAATAAAAGATAATTGGTGATTCATATTTTGTCATTAAATATTGATGTTTTTTAGGAATTAAATGAGAACTTTGTGGTGGTAATACCATTAGCAATTGTTCAATTTCTTTACAAGGTTTACTTGAATTGTTAAAAGAAATACTGTTAAATGAAAAATTAAAATTTTTGTAAATATCTGTAACACTTGGTGCATAACTAAATTTATAATACCAATCCCAATCACAACATTTATCAAAATAATATTTAGCAGTCCATTTAAGACCTTCTAAATAATTTTTACAAATTTCTGTTATTTTTTTATTATTTAGTCCTTTAATATTAAAAATCCTAAAATAAAATTGTTCATAATTTTTATTTTTAAGCAAAGTATTTTTATTTTGATTAAATATTGGTTTACATTGTAATTTTAATAATTCTTTTTCTAAAAATTTTTTTGAATTTATTTCTTTTTTTTTAAAATATATTCTTCTGTTATAATTATTATTTATAGTATGTAACATATCATTTTCTGTACTACTTAAAATTTTAAGAATACATTTTAAAAATTTATCATTAATTTCTGATTCATAAAATAAATATTCTTCTAAATTTGATAAAATTTTTGAATAAATTATTAAAACTTTTTCAATTGTTTTGTTATTAATTTTTAAAGAATTTAAACTTGGTATAAAATCATTACCAAATAAAAACATCAATATAATATAATCATCAATTATTTTATCTTTGTGTAATTTAGTTTTATCTAATTGAATATATTTAGTTATATTCTTAAACAATACTTCTTTTAATTCATCAATATTTAAATATATTAAAGAATCAAAATCTGCTATTCCATAATGTACAGGTTCTCTTAATAAATAAATATTTTTTTGTTTTGAAGCTAATGATAAAAATATTAAATCGGCATCTAAACCATAAATTGAAGAATTTTCATTTTGTTCTGTTCCTTTAATATGTTGTAATATTTTATGCTCTCCCTCACCTTCTTCTGAAGCATCTGATAAAATTACTTTAATATTTTCAAATAATTTACAATTTGAAATAAATTTTTTTAAATATTTTGATAATTTTTCCATGAATTGAGTACCTGGTGTTATAGCATTTGTATCAAAATTAATATTATTCTTTATATTTACTTTAAAATTTGTTTTTACTTCTTTTATTCTATTTTTTTCTTTTATTGATTTAAATCTTCTTAATCTTTGTTGTTGCATTTTAGCACGAGGACAAGTTCCATCAATTGCAATATATAATAATTTATTTGGATTAACATGCTTAAACAAATAAATAATATAATTTTCTATTTTTAAAAAGAATTTTTTTAAAAGCTGTTCTTCAGATATTTTTTCTTTAATTTCTGATAGTACTTTATGTACCATAGGATGTATAAGACAATTTGTATCTAAATACAAATTATTAAAATTATTTAATTTTGTATAATTTAATATATCTGGATATTGTTGTATAAGTGTCGAATAAAATTTTAAAACCCCCATTTTTTTAATTATATAAATGTATTACCAGAATTTTTTAAATCAAATTTTTTTGTTTTTTTTTTTAAATTTAAACAATATTTTTAAGGATAGAGAAACATAAAAAAACTAAAAAACATAAAAAAATGTTTTTAAATTTAATGATACTCTAAAAAAAACTTATTTAATGATGTATTACTTTTACTAAAGGATCTAATAAATGATTCCAATCTTTATGTGATTTTCTTTGTAAATCACCATCTTCTAAATCATAATACATATATAAAATTTCAAATGGTTTTGTGGGTGTATATGTCTCCATAATTTGTTTTAATTTTTTAAATCTTTTTGTTTTAGGAATATTAATAAGTTCTCCATCTTTTCTATATGCATCGGGATTAAACCTTATGAAAACTATATGATTATTTATTTGTTGCATACGAATTACTGCACAAGAATTAGTCATTCTATTGAGTTCACAACTCAATTCATAAGTAAATCTTTTTTTAGTATCAGATAAAGGATGTTGGTGTTCATCATTTTCATTTAACCAATATATACCTCTGTATTGTATTAGAGCATCTATTTGAGACCAATGTTTGTTACCACAATTCACACCGTGTTTCAAACAATCCGTGTATAATCTATTTTCAAAATCAATATGGATAAATTCTTCTTTATTTTTAATTTCCTCTACAAAAGATTTTAATTCTTTTTGAAATCTTTTTTCTGATTTTCTACGATTTTCATCAGGATTATGTAATTTTAGTTCAACAGCGCAAGGAACACATAGGTTCATATTAATTACTTCCCAAGTTCCATCAGATTTTTTAATTGGTTTTTCTTTTTTTAAAGATGCACCAGTTTCTTTACAATTTATACAAGGATTTTGTAATTGATAACATCCTTTATCTCTAGCACAAGAAGAACAATATTTTATTTTATTACCATGTTTCATCTTGATAACCAGCCTGTTTTTCTTTACAATTTATACAAGGATTTAGTAATTGATAACATCCTTTATCTCTAGCACAAACAGAACAATATTTATTTTTATTACCTTGTTCATCTTGATAACAAGCCTCTTTTTCTTTACAATTTATACAAGGATTTAGTAAATGATGACATCCTTTATCTCTAGCACAAACAGAACAATATTTATTTTTATTACCATGTTCATCTTGATAATGAGCCTGTTTTTCTTTACAATTTATACAAGGATTT